CCCAAGTGTGTCGTCGTTGTGTGATGGATTGGCCACCTAACACAAACCACAGCACTCCGCAAAAGGGGGAGTCCACATTCGCGGACTCAACCCCACATGACAGCTCAAATCGCCCCAATGGCCTTAGCGATCGGTATGCCAACTCTCGCGACTTTCTCCACAATGTCAAGAACACCGTTGCCAGCTTGCACCGCTGTGTGCATGGCATTTGCCCAGTGTTGTTCTGTCGCTGGCTTGTATGAACGGCAGGCGGCATACGCAGGGTTCGCTGGGTCAAACCGCACTCTCCACTCACAACACACCAACACCTGCAAATCAATGCCGTTGGGATTGTAAACGAAGATGGGGTTGAATCCCTCCTGGTGCGCTGAATTCGTTGACGCATAGGTGAACGTCGTAGGCGAATTCGCTTTCACCGTGGTAAACCGAGCAAGCTCGCTCATGTTGTTTGGAACAGCGTCAACTTGGACACCACGCAACGCCAGTTTGCCCGCCGAACACATCCGTGGGTTCGAGTAAGCAACCAGATTGTTTGCGAGGTCCTCAATTTGCCTGTTCAAGTCGGATTCCGCGATGTGCACCTTGTTCATCGCCCTCCCGATGTACACCATACCGTTCGATGTCTGCAGTGCCTCCGGGTTTAGCACCTGTATGGAAAACGCAGCTGGCACGACGGATGCACTCCACCATGCTGACGTATCCATTGCACTAAACTTAAACTTCCGGCCGGCGTTGGCCGTATTCATCTGTGTCGCCAGCGTCCCATTGAAACCATATGCATAAACGCTTGTCCACTGCCCGCTGTCGGCGGCCACATCAATAGATGGACCAAAGAGCGTGAACCTTCGTTCATCATCGGTTTGTGGGTTCCAAACGGCGGTCGTCCGAATAACCGTATATGGCGCCACCGCTCGAGGCAGTGCCATATGGACTGGGCTGAACGCGTCCCAGCAACGCATGTCAGCACCGCAACTCATCTTCTTGTGTTGTTTCCTGTTGCGATGCTTCTTTTTCTTCGGACCTTTAGCGCCGATTGGCTGGACGGTGACACCGCCTGCACCTTGCTTGACGCCCACGGTCAACGTGGCGTCGGAGATCGCTTTTCTGCCACGACGGGCCATATCGCTGCACGCAAAACTTGGAATGCGTGGATTTGTGACCGAAATCCTAGGTCACGTCTACCTGAATTCTCTCTTATGTACACGCTCCAAAAAGTTTGACCACTGCTGGTTTGGTCAACTGCATCCTAGGAAAAGGCGTATATCGTCTCGGCCGTGATCAGCGGCCCCCTGTCTTCCTCCCTCAAGCCTGGAGGAACTGTGAGCATGATATGAATAGGAATCACCCAGCATCGGGCAGTGTCACCACTGCTGGCATTTTAAGGGATTCGACCCTGCCTGGAATTTCCCCGACTCAACATGATTGGCCCACAGGGGAGACGTCTAGTCCGTCTCTGGACGCAGCACCGGATTGCTTATGGGATGATGGGCGACTAACCCCACCAGAGCCCGCGCGCCGGTTCGCGGCGTAGCTATTCCATTCGGGAGTTCCAACCTACGAGCCTCTCAACCCGCAGACCAGTTTTGCCATGTCTTAGACATGCCAAGGTGCCTAGCTCCCGTTCACTAATGCTTAAGGATGGCAAATCCAAGGGGGTGACCAAATCCCCCCGCATCAGGACTTTCACCTCAGGCGCATGGGACCATGGACTCAACTGACTAACAGAACACAGTGCCCTCTATGCTCATGCAGAATCTCTGTCCATGCGGAACGCCGGCAGGCTCGCCACTCCGGAGGGAGCGAAAGTAAATAAATACCAAAAAAGACTCCGGTGTGTTGAAGAATAAGCCTGGGTTTCGGGCCGGACACCACCTACAGCCCCACAACTCCCATCGGTTGGGCGTTCAATCAACCGTCCGTTGCATGCACGTTGTGTACCCCATCTCACCATGGTCGTTTCTTACCATGGCCCCGGGACTTCAAAATCGGCGGTTGCCAAAATGGCGAACCAATTCACAACGACAACACTGCAAGTGAAACTGGCGAAGTGCACGGCGGTCTAAGACCGCCAAGTCTTAGGCAAGGATTCCCTGAAATCCGCCCATTGACAGAGTGTGTCAAAGAACCAGTTGTAGTCCTGGAAGGCATTCTTTTCCGCAACGGTCATCTCGAAACCAGTCGCCTTCAGAACTTGGTCCTCGTTCGTGCAAGTACCATTCAGTAAGCGTATGTGATCAACGAACTCTCCTTTGTCGTCCACCGTCGTGCCAACTTTCATCTCCAGCTCAAAATCGACATCCCATTGGCATTCCTCGGCGAAATTGAGGAATTTGTCTGAGATTGTCGGAACGCTGCCGGCGAATTGGTAGGCGCGCGCGATGGCCGCTGAACCTGCGAGCCGCTTGACAGTGGCTCGGTCATTTTCGTTGAACGCTTTTGTGATTGCTGGGGAGCAGGCAGTCCCCGATCTCTTGAACATCTTCTGGATGTCCGGGCACATCATGCATTCACCTGTGTCATTAATCATGGGGCCGCAATCATCAAGCCCCATGTAATATCCAGCAAAAAGTGCCCTCTTTTCACGCATCTCAATCTCCATGTTAAAGCCGATGCGCTCCCAAAACTGCAGGATTTGCACGTGCAACTGTCTCCCCTTTGGTATCTTCGGCGACGTAACCAAGAATGAGTCATCACCCTCGAACGCGCTGTTGAACCACCTGTTCGTCCCGCACACATCCACCCCATTACGCACCTTCGGATCCAAAAACACTTCTGGCTTCTCGAAAATCGAGCAATGCCAGCACACAAAATTGATCCACCAGTTAAGGATTGATGTGCCGCGGTGACCACTGCGGCGGATCGCATCGATAGTCACACGCTTGTAGCTCTCTTCTTTGTCGTAATGAAGCCTCAGCTCCTTCTCGGAGCATATGCCGCTGTGCGCGTCATTCCACGTCTTGGGCTGGCCAAAGCAAAAGGCGTCCACGAATCCCGCGATGTGATTGATGACCGGGTTCTCAACCAGATCACGTATCTCGGGATTGCATGTCGTGTCCCATGCACTGCCGTCCCCCTCGAACACGGAAATAAGTGCCCGCGCGACCTTCCTCGGCACCCTGCACGCCTTCATTACCCTCTTGATGGCTTCCTTCTTGGGCAGACCCTTTATGCCCTTCTCTGGGAAGTGGTTGATGATGAGCTTCTCCATGGTATATATAGTCATCAACGCCATCACCTGCCCGCGATCCTCATCTGCGATGAGCATGCGGGGCGCCTTGCCGTCCGGCATAGGCTCCACCTTTACGCCAGCCTTCAATTTGAACTCAGGGTCGATCTCCTGGCATAAAGACTCAACCGCCTTGTCAAAGCGGTCCTCGCTCCACTTCTTGGAGCGGCACTCCGCAAGCACGAGCTCTGGGATGAGGTCCATGATCTTCTTCGCCGAAAACGGCGACCGCTTGTTACCATGCATGGCCTCATTCACCATCTTCTTTATCTTCATCTCGTCCGCGGGCATCGCTGCATATGGCCGGCATTTCTTCGTGATCCTCCCCTCAATTGCCTTAAGCAAATTGTCGCCGGTATCTGCGTAAACGGTCGGTTCCTCGGATATTGGCGACGCAATGACGCCTACCACCTTCTTCTTCCCGTTCACGCCCCCAAACTTGTCTACATCTCCTGCATCGTTTGGCACCAACCCAACCACTCCAACGCCTGCATCGCGGTACACCAGTCTTCCATACACTTCGGCACGTATCTCGGTGTCCACGCCACCCAGGCCGCCGCCAGGGTGTTCATTCACATACTCTTCGCCCACTTTCTGGTACCCTAAAGCATTCTTGTCACTCGCACTCTTCGGGCTTGGTGACCCAGGACCCGCCGAAGGCCCTGGTGCCATCCCTGGTGGTGGTCCACTTGCCGCAGCAGCACCAACAGCCGGAGGCAATCCCGGTGGTGGCGCAGGCGGTCCGCTTCCCGACCCTCCTGGAGGCACCGGCCCGCCCCCCGAAGGAGGTGGGCCACCCAAACCCCCCGGAGGGGGCCCGCCCCCCGCTACGGGGGCTCCACCCACTGGTGCCAAAATGGCAGGGGGTGGTGCAGCTGGCTTCCCTTTGATCCTGCGAAGACGTGCACGTTCACGGCGTCGGCCACTACCCCAGCATGCAAATAGATGTTCAACCCACTGACAGCAGCTGTCAGGGTCTTTATCCACTTTACACGCCTGGGTCTTGTATTGGGCCAGGGCCCAACTACCCAACGCACGCATCACAACGGCATCCTCTCCGGCGCCATCCCAAAGTTGCAAGGAGCGTTGGAAAACCACCGCGCGATACACCTTTGCTTTGGCCTCAGAATACAACTGGTTGCTCACGACTTTGTCCAGCTGCGCAAACTCTGCTTCCGTGAAGTTCACGGTCCGATATACGATCCCATCCGACCCCAAGCGCGTTCTTTCTAACCTCCGGGTCTTAAGCGGTATAATGACCGCCCAGTCTCCAGCCCTTTCAGCGGCGTGACGCCACATCCAAGACTCAATGTCCTCTGGGTGGAAATCGTATTCGGTTGGTAGGAGCATGCCATCCCTGCAGACATGTTCTGCAGTTCCCGCGATGATCGCTTGCTCCAAAGTCGCCATTTTGGTAGAACGCCTCAAGCCCGG